TGATTCTTGTGGTGGAATGTGTACGTCAAAATTTGCATTTGATTGTTTAGGTGTTCTATAAGTTAATGTTTTAAGTTTTTGTGTAGATATGAGTGTATTAATAGAACCAAGAAACTCGCACTCAAACTCTGTTTGGAATTGTTGTAACGAAGTATTCTTAATAGTTTGTTTCTTCCACTCTTCATCACGGCCTGGTATTTCACTCCAATGTACCTCAATAGGAATATATTCATTACGCTCTTCCTCTGCATCTGTCCACAGTTTATAGAACATATTCATACCATGTGGAGTAGAAACTATCATCACTTTTGTAGTTTTACCTGATGATATGGTAGGATAAACAGAACTAAAGAACTGTTCGGCTACGTTACTAGGTACGTAAGCAAACTCATCAAGGAAAATAATATTATAAGAACCGCCACGAACCGCACTGGCAGAAGTAGAAGACGCAAGAATCTTAGAACCATTTTCAAGTTCCAAACTCCCTTTGTTCCATGACATTACTCCCTGTTGTAACCATTTTGGTAAATGTTCATACGCAAGTTGTAATCTACCTAATAAATCTCTTGCAGTTGCAGCCTTATTCGCAAGGATTGCAACATTAACAGAATCATTAAACAGAACATAATGAAGTAAGTAAGAAATGATAGTAGTCGATTTACCAGACTGTCTAGGAAGTTTACAGATAGTAAAACGATTATTGTGAAACGTGCCTACCATTTCCTTTTGAAAATCATATAAATCAAAAGGAACAAGTCCCTCATCTAGAGAGACAATTTTTATATAACTCTTAATAAAGTAAATAGGGTCTTTCATACATAATGAAAACTCTTCTACTTGTTCCTTTGTCCACTCTTGTTGGACATTAGCCTTTTTAAGATTAGGGTTTCCCAAATATACAGCTTCACTCACTACCTTTTCCTTTTATGAGTTTTTGTAATTCAGCAGTAGAACCTACAAACAATGCATTAGTAACATTCTTAGGAGCAGTGTTAGGAACTTCTTTAAGTCTCTTCATCTTTTCTTGTAAGTCTCCTAGTTTTTCGGTAACTTCTGCGACTTGTTTGATAAGATTTCCAGCAACCTCATATCCTCTTGGATGTTCGCCTTCTTTTGCAATCTCCAATATTCCATCAATTGCAATTGAACCTTTTTCAACCAAGTTGTAAAATTGTTTTCTTTGGTATTCATAATCTCTTTCAATGTCATCCTCTTCATTAGGTATATTTTCTACTACAATAGGTAAAGTTTCAGTAGTATCTTTATTGTGTTCATAGTTCCAAGGTTCCTTCTGTAATATTTCTACATCACCAGCAACCCCAAGAGCTTTATTTAATACTTTAAGGGGATCAGACATTATGTTTCTACATCTGTTCCTGTAACTGGATCATAAGTTTTCGAATCTTGAAAGAATGAAGAAGTTTCATTAAACCCAAAGTCATCATCTGCATCAGCAGTAGCTGGTTTTGGTGTAACTGTGTATCTCTGTTCTCTTTTAGGAGAGTTGTCTTTAATATCAGCATATTGATCAACCTGTACTGTTTTGATAACAGCGTTAGAAGTAACAGGGCCATAAAGATAAAACTTTGCAGTAAAATCTAAAGTGTAAATTAATGCTCGTCTTGTTTCAAAGTCTCCTTGATAATTATCCTCATATGACACACTATTCAGTACGATAGGAACATCTCTTTTAATTCCCATATCTGCCATGTCATTAATTGTAAGTGTGTAATCTGGTTGAAAGTATGGAAGAATTTGTTCAATGATTTGTAGGGAGTCATCAGACTCTTTAGCCATCACGTATAACTGTATACTTAGATTATAAGGAACAGGCATATACTGAGTATCAAGACGATCATCATTTGTACCTTTAACCTTTTTAAATTTCTGAACTCTATTGAGTTTTCTGTTAGGATCATAAGAAAGATTTTGTATTTCAAAACCAATACGAGGAAGAGTTATTGCAACTGTCTTTGATAGATCAGCATCTTCATTCAAACGAGAAAGCCACTTCTGTCTTGGGCCATAAGCAAGAGGAACTTTCATTGATTGTTTTATATTACCATCATTGTCCTTACGAACAAGCTGAATATTATTAAATGTTGTACCAAAAGCAATGATAACTTTCCTTATGCTTTCGTGATAAAACTGTTGACCTAACATTACGAACTACTCCCTACATCCCCAAATGGATTTGATTCACTAAAATCTAATACTGTATCATCAACAGAATCAAACAACTCATTTTGAGCTCCTTGAATACCTGATGATGTTCCGTCACCTATTATATAGTCTTCTTGAATTAAGTATTCTTTATTACCTGTATCTGCACCATTCTCAAGAAGAAGAACACCAGAGGATGTAGTCATATCACTGTCTTCGTAGACTACAAGTTCATCTGTATCGTTTTCGTGTATAATACGTCCAGAATTATCTTCCATAGTCATAGCATTAACTACAGCACTATCAGATTCCATTGTGAATTGATATTCTGAAGTAGATGTAGATATTGCTTCTTGTATTGCATCTATATCATCTATACCAGTATCAAGTTCTTCAGAAGCATAATCATATAGACGGCATCTTAATTTGTATACTGGATTGTTATCTAATTGAAAGAAAGGCTCATCGTGGTCTACAAAGTTAATCTGAAACATCTTTTTGAGTATTGGATGATAAATTGCATCACCCTCATATGGACGATCTGAATCTGTCGCATCTGTTTCTGATATAATGTAGAAATCACTTCCCTCTAAATCTGTAGAAGTTTCAGCAAGAGTACCAGCTTCTAATAGTATAGAACCACCTTCTTCTACATCTCCTGTACCATCAACATCAGCTGATGTTCCTGCCTCTATTGTAATTTGTTTTGTGAGTTCTTGAAATCTTAATTTATTTACTACGAAGGTTGCTTCACTTAAATTTTGTAAACCAAACTGATTCATTATCTCTCGTTCACCAGCAAAACCACCGTCTGCATTTTCCATATACATTTCTATTTTTGCAGCATCTTTAAATTTAGAAAGAGTGTCTCCACCAAGAATGGAATCTTCTGCAACAATAGTACGATCCATATAAAAGACATCGTGACCATGTATCTGAATTGCTTCAGCAACTAAATCTGAATATAAACTTTGTTCTGTAGATATTGCAGCAACATTACTAGAATGGAAAAATGAATTTACAGCCATATTATTATCCTACCATATAATTAATTGGTAATTCAAATGCTAATTGTATTTGATCTTCTAGTTTTTGCTGTTCATCTATAGCTTGTGAGTAGATTTGTTCACCATTCATAGTAACACCACCTAACATTGCAACACCACTAAATTTAGATAAGTTTGCTCCCCACTGTCCTTTGATTAAAGTAGTTGCATACCTTTTGAGATATATGTCATCAAATATGTCAGTGTAAGATGTTGGATCAATTTTACGATAGCACTCTATGATAATATGTTCACTGTCAGCGACTATCTTATTCTCCCAATCCATATCTATATAAAGACGATTTTGATGTTGATTGAAACGTATAGGAGTTTCACCTACAAGAATATGTTCAAGGAAATCTAAATTCTGCATTTGTAACTGATAGTTCATAACAGAAGTTGAAGAAAAATCATAAAGGTCATTCAGTCTTAATTGATAACGAACATCAAAAAGACTTCCACCACCACCAGTATCAGTTAAAGGAAATACTCTTACAACAGAAACAACAGCCTCTGGAACAGGTATCCAGTTATTACCTTCTTTCCATGTTGCAGTTACAGAAGAATCTACAGTATCCGTTGCTGTAGTAGATTCATCAGACCTTGCTCGTGTTATATCAGCCTCTGTTACTAAATGTTTTAGATACATCTTCTCAATACCATCGTAGTGATATTGTGCGAAATATTGTAAGGCTTCATCTAGGCGGTCATCTACCTGATCATCTGATACGTTAATATCAATAACACCAGAACCAAGAGCTCTAAGACAGTAAGTTTTTAGGGTTGCTTTCGTAGAAGGTATAGCCATAGATTTAATTCCTTTCTACATATTTATAAGAGTAACTACTTCTAATCTTGTAGAACCCAACCTTTAGAATTGTCAGCTTGGTATACGTCTTCGTCCCAAAAATATATTTTATCTGCACTAGCATCATCTGGCATTGCTACTGGAGCTTGCCAATCATTATCACTATCTAATGCCCATGAAGCAAAAGGTTGAGGACAAATGAAAATATCTTTATCGGAATTATATGTAAAACCAGCGCCACAATATTGTTTGCGAATATTGTTATTATAACTGGTCTTAACCCATTCATCATCGTTAACATTTTTTTGAAGCCAAGCAATACACGCTGCCTCACCCTGATTAGTTTCCATATCGTTGTCCATCACTAAGACTTGAACGACAATTCCGTCTGAATTTACTTGAGCGTAATGAGCCATTATTTTATTACCTTTAGTTCTGGTTCCAGAATTTCTGGAGGTTGTTT